CGGCAAGTGACTTGTATCTTGTCCTTGCGTGCCACGATCTTTCGCCGCATCTTGCCCGATAGGTCACGCCCGGAATTAGGAGCGTCCACATCGTTTCGCTCCCATTGGAAACCATCGGCGGCAGGGTAACTAGAAAAGTCCGTGCCGCCAATCTGCAAGGTAAAAGCCATTCAATCACCGTCCGTAGATGTTGCGTGCAACCTGGTTGCGCTGGTTAACCACCTTCGCAAGCGTGTACCCATCACACTGCAACGTATGCCCCGCCTGAATAGCTTGAAGAATCTGGTTGAGAACCATCAGCGTCTGGGTGTTCCCGGACTCTTCGCGCACGATGTTTCTCAACATGCTTTCAGGCGCTTCGATGTTATTGCCCGATGTTTGGTCACCCAGAACCGCCATGAATTCCCGGTTAGGCGGGATTACAGCGCCTGTAGCCAACCGTGGCAAACGCACATAGCCCAGAGATACAGTCGGGACAGAGAAACCCGGTATGAAGTTGAAGCCCCAAGCAGCGCTGTTGATAAGGTCTGTGAAGCCACCAATCATCATGTTAACCGCGCCCTCGACAAGCGAGATAACGCCGTTCAGGGCACTTCTAACGCCCCGCATGATGCGGTCACCATCGAGCGACAATAGGCCAGTGATGATATCCACCGCGCCGTGGACAATGCTCTTGGCTGCTTCCATCTTTGAATTCAGGAAGTTCACGAGCGATTCGAGCGTGCCGCGAATAAACCCGGCTAGGAAGTCTACCGTTCCGTGAAGGAAGTCCCTCAGACCCTCGAAGAAGCCCGTCAGTTCTGGGTACTTTGCAATGAGGTCGTTAACCACATTGTCAATCTGCTCGTGGAGCCACGAATAGAGCATTGCGCCTATTTCGAGTATGAACCCCACAAGACCGTTGATAGCGCCCCAAACGGCCTGAATAGCGCCGTCTGCGATTTCGTGAAGTCCGAGAATCGCTTGTTCGACATTGCCGCGCAACAGACCTTCAATCAGGTCTACAACGCCCTGTAGGAATAGCGTCAACCCCGCGAACATTTCCGCGAAACGCCCACCTGTTATCTCGTTGAGCCAGTCGAAGAACGCCCAGATAGCGCCTTGGATTACATAGAGTATGCCAATGACGATATCGCCCAAGCCCTTCCAAGCCATGTACCAATCGCCAGATAGGATGCCTTGTACTACTTCGCCGATGCCCTGCTTGATAAGGTTCAGACCTTCGCGGATACGGGCGAATGGCCCTTCTATGTCGTTCTCGATGCGTCTGCGGATCTCGTCAAGCCAGTCCAAAATGGGCTGGAACAATCCAGCATCTGGCATGAAGCCCTGTGTCCAGTCAGTAGCCAACTCAGGAGCGCCACCAGCACCAGCACCGCCAAGATTGTCCATTGCGTCAGCCGCTTCTTCTGCATCTTCCTTGCTCAACACGTTCAGTTCATCGAACGAAAGAAGCTGTCGGTTGGCTTTCTTCTGCTCCTTTGCCAGCTTCTTAGCGGCCTTGGCCTGTTTCTCCTGTGCCGCCGCCGCGCTATTCGCGTTTTCGGCTATTGCGTTGGCGTTTGATTGCTGGATGTTCGCACTTGCGTTAGCCCGTGCCTGTTGAATCATGCCAGAGATATTCGAGCCAAAGATGAAGTCGATAAACCCAGCGACACGCTCCAAGATGCCAGCCAACAGGTTAACCACGCCAACGAACGCTGGAAGTACCACGTTTCCGAAAGCCGCAATGAAGCCAGAAGCGACAACCTTTAGGTTCTCGATGCTTGCGTGGAACTGCTCGTTGTTGGCAATCATGCTAGACAACTCGTTTTTGATTGCGCGGATGCCAGCGACTATGAAGCCGAAGATAAACACCTTGCGCAAGGTCTTAGTAATCTTGCTAGCAACAACGCCCCACATGTTCCCGATACCGTTAGCTGCATTGGTCATGGACGTTCTGGCGCTCATAGCGGCTGCTCCAAGCTTGCCCCTGATGCTTTCGGCTGCACGTCCTGTCGCGGCCTGGGTGCTGTTCATGGACGCAGCAGCGGCCTTGGACAATCCCTGGTAGCTGGCCTGTGCGTCATCCAGCCTGTTAGAGTATTTCGTTACTTCATCATCAAGCTTGTAATACTGCTTGTCGAGTTCAGCAGCAGCGTCCACCTGCTTAACCAGAGACTGTGAAGCCTTGTCGAGTTCTTCGACAACCGCTTGCGTGCGTCCGCTCGTGGGCGATTCGCCAGAGGTTTTAAGTTCCTCCAAACGTGCTTTAAGCCGCTCGATTGAGCGTTGCGTTTCCTCGATGGACGCATTTGCTTCGTCAATCTGCTCTTTGATTGCGTTGCGCTTGCTGGTTTTCTGTTCGACGGTTTTCTTTAGCTGCTTGATGTTGTTCTCGGCGTCGCGGATCTGCTTATCCAACTCGCTGTTATCTAAGGACGTGGAAAAGGTAATGGAGCCGTCAGCCATTATTCCCCGCCTTTCTCCAATTCTTTAAGGAACTCGATATCCGCATCGGTGACTTTCGATTTCATGTCAATTTGCGCCCGGTTCCTTCGGTAAAACTCACGCTCCCACTTTTCGAGTTTCTTGCCATCTAGCTTCTTCTTGCGGACGCTGACAACCTGCGCGAAATAGCAATCGCCGATTTCCGCATATGCAGCCAGGAACGTCCACCAATGAAGGTATTCAACGGCTCGTGCTTCGAACCCCAAAACCCGGTTCACTGGTGAAATAATTATTGGGAAGTCTTGCTCCCAGTCGGCTAGCTTCTGGCTAGGTTGCTGTATGCCATGTTCGCCGCCAGCGACGAAATAACGCAAGAACTCAGCCGCTTCCTCGTAATCAGATACGGGCATTTCATCGAATTCAGGATAGAAGATTTGCATAGCCAAAGAGCCGCGCTCATTGTCGGTGAGTTCTGCATCTTCGAGAACCACCAGCAAATCAAGCACGGCTCTAAAGTCGCTGCGTATGGCGTATTCGGTGCCGTTTATCGTGTGGGACGTGGGTAGGCTCCACGCGTCCATCACTTGCGGTACTTCTTCATCATTGCCGAATACTTGGCGTTGTAGTGCTTCATGCGCTCGTCGGTCTTGCCGAATTCGCTATCGCAAGCATCAGAGATTTCATCGATGATTGCATACATGAGATTCAGCCACAGCGGAAGTCCACCGGACAGGCTATAGCAGTTAACGCCGGGAAAGATGGTGTCTGCGGCTCCGTCTCCGAGGATACCGTCGATGATGCCGCGCATGCTTTCATCCATTCCGACGAAAGCGCCAAAATCCTTGGACTCCTTCAACTGGTCTTGCAGCTCATCGAGCGAGTCAAACGCCTTTTCGACACGGGCGATAAACGATTCGTCCGTGGGATTGAAATGCGCCGTGTAGCCGTTGATTTCGTACTCTTTAACGCCAGTATCGAGCGTGATGATGTTTGCCATTTAATGCCTTTCTACGCAGCAGGCGTGAATGTGACAGCGCCACCAGTACCCTTGGATGCAGTACCAGTCACACGAGTACCGCCATAGGTGATATCGAACGGCATGGACAGATTGCCGCCGCCTTCGCCACCAAGCGACGTGGGCTTGATTGCGGATTGCGGATAGCGTTCCGCGAACGGGGTTGCAGCGGTGCCAGCCCCCCAGTGGACAACGAGAACGTCCATGTTGGCAAGAGCCTGGGCGTTCTGGTTCATCACAGCGGTTTCGTAAATCTTGGCGATTGCCACGTCTGCGGAATCGAGCGGATAAGGCTCGAAACTCTGAGTGATCGTGGGCTTCTTCATGGTCGTGTGGGTGTTGCCCAGAATATCCTGGGCGCTCTCGTCGCTCCAATCGAACTCCATAGAGGAATCTTCGACGCGCAAACCAAGAGGACTCCATACAGGAGTGGAGGTAGTGCCAGTGTTCAGGTACGCAACGAGCAGTTCGCGTGCCTGGGTTTCACCAGTAGGCGTGTTAAGAACAGGGTTAGTAGGCATTTCGCCCCTCCTAATAATTAATTGTGTAAGTTGCGGAAAGTTGAATGACGTAGAGAGCTGTTCCCTCATCGTCTGTGGAGTAGATTGCTCCGTTTTGTGCCGTCAGCGTTTCTTCCCTGGGAACATCGCCGAATGTGGGAGCCAAACCCAACATCGACTGTTTTTGAACCCACTGTTGGAACCTCATCACCCAGTCTTGGTTGAACGAGGCTCCTTCATCTTCGTCGGGCGATTTAGCCATGTTCGTGTAAAGGGCAAAGTTGTACTGGTTGACAGCCCACACGTTACCGAGAACGTCCTTATGTCGGCGAATTTCCACCATGCCGCCAGGGAACAACCCGGCACAATCGGGAACTTGGTCTGTGTAGTCGATGGTGAGTTGAGACAGGATATCCCAGTCGGGGTATTGCGCCACGAAATCGCGCATTGTCTGTAGCGGGTTACTTTCCACGCTTGCGGCTCCTAACGTATCGGTTGGCTTCGGCGACAATCGCCTTGCCCTCGTCGGCTACCAAGCGCCTGTCCCAGTGGTTGCCAGCTTTAGCGCCGCCAGTGGCGGTGTTGTAGTCGTAAGGCGTGCCGTCTTTGCGGACTCCGAAAAACTGCTTCTTCGCATACGGTGAATTCACGACGATATGACGTGAACCCTTAACCGTTGCGGACTCTCGCAGCTTTCCGGTTTTCTTCGGCATATAAGACTTGATGCGCCTGAATACCTCGTTGGTGACGAACTTCTGCACATCACCGCCAGCGTCCACACCAAGTATTGAGTGAACCTTTGTTTCAGGCGGCAAGACGGTTTTTACCGTCATGCTAAAGCCCTTTTTCTTCGCCACGGCTAGCCCCTAACCTCGATGTGAGTTGGCTTGCCCAGCCAATGGCGCTGCGACACGCTGCGTGCAATCACGCATTGCGGGACTTTGGACGGGATGAACAGCCGCCACCATCTGGCGGTATCGCCGTCAGGGTAATCGCCTACCCCAAGAAAGACCTTATCGCCGGGAACTATATCCACTTCGCCGGGAATCACAACCAGGTGTTCGGTCTTGCCCGATTCGCCCGTGGTCGATATTTCCTGTTTGTCGGTTTCCTCAAAGTAGGCTTTCGGGTATTCGACGCGCGTGATTTCCCCACCGTCATAGTGGTACAGAGTCACCGTCTGCTGACACAACGAGAAATCATTGATAAGCGGAATATCGGAAAAACTAGCCATTGTCCACCGCCTGCATTGTTGCGATGGAGAACGGCACGCCGTTTTCGATGGTGGGCGTTTCATCAGCCCAGTTATGGGCTTGGATGGCGCGATACTTGCTCACGCCACCAGCAAGCCCAAGCGTCTCGCGGTCTGATTTGGTCAGGTAAAGCGATTCATCGGGGTTGAGGAACGTCAGGGATGCATTTGTAGAGCCGATGCCCTGCGATACGGATTGAATACCGTTTCCAGCGGGGAGGAAAACGCGTTTGACCATGTTGCACGTCACAGCGGTCAGGTTGACCATCTGGACTTCATCGCTCGTGTCGATTTGGATGTGATGCTGGTTGAGCAGCGTCACGATCTTCGCGGATGCACGCTCCAAGAGCGTATCGGCAACCATAGTTTCCTCTGCATCGAGTTCACGCCAGCCGCTTTGCAAATCATCGACAGTTGCGAAACGTAACATGGTTTACTCCTTAGGTTTGCGTCTGCGCGTGGTCTTTACGGCCTCGACATGACCGCTTGCAATTAGTTCATTCACTCGCTCATCCGTACCCTCGAAAACATCGCCGGGATAGTAAACATCAGCCATGTTTTCGCGGTCGGTGAAAGCGATTAAGACTTTGGCTTTCATGATTAAGCAGGCTTCACAGCGGCCAGCAGGACAGACAAAGCAGCCGGGTCGGTGACAGCGTAGGCGTAAACGGCCTCGGTGCGGTATGCAATCTGGTTCAGACGCTTCAAGTCGCCAGCGCCGTCCGGGTCACCGTAAGGAATAATCTCAGCGCGAATATCACGCACCATGCCCCAGCGAATGCAACCAAAGTCACCCATGAATGCAAGCACGTTAGACGGAGTTGCAAGCGCACGACCGTTGACCGTGCCAGAAGTCGCAGCCGGAACACCCTCGATATTCTGAACGTTAAGGTTCAGCGGAATCTCCGGGTAAATGCGCTCATAACCATTGTCCGTGCGCAGCTTACGCAGCGCGTTCGCGTACGGCTTCGAGAGCGCAACGCCGTTGATTTCGTACAGGTCATTGACCGCGCCGATCATCTCATCGACAGAACCGATGAGCTGTGCCTTGGTGGCAGCTTCGAGGGACGCAGCGCCAAGGTAAGCCTTAGTGGCAGTACCGGAAAGAGCCGTGAAGCCAGCGCCGAGAGCGGTTCCGGTCTTGGGATTGACAGCGTGGTAAACCACATAGTCAAGCGCACGACCGAGAGC